TTATTTGGGAAGGAGCTATAAAAGTTTTACCTAAAACATTTGCAAGAACAGATAATGGTCCTAGATTAGGTATGCCTGTTTCAAAATCATCTGCTGTAAAAGTAGGTAACTCTCTAGATTCTCCAAACATAGCTTTTGTTTTTTCAGGGTCAGCAAATATGCTATCTTCTCCTCCTGTTAATTTAACTCCAAAGTTTTTTAAACTATCTCTTCCTTTTTGATTATTAGTTCTTATATCAACAAAAGGTTCATCTTCATCTCTACCACTTCGTGCTTGTGATATTGGTTGACATACGCCATCGACTAATTGATATCCTTCAGGACAAGGGTCTACGATAGGTTCTTCAGGTTCTGCTGGTTCAACAGGCTGTGTTGGTGGTGGAGTATAAGGTTCACCTGTATCAGCATAAACTGTTTCCCCTGTTCTATAATCTGTTAATAATCTTGGTGTTCCTTCTTCTGTTGTACCATAAGATATAACACCTGTTGGTCCTGTGACAAAAGGTTGTTCAGGTTTAAACTCACGGTCTGGGCTAGGCATAAACGGAGGTTCAATACCTACAGGTTTACCCTCAGGCTGAGCCATTAAACCTGAAGGTTCATAACTTAAAGTTTGTTTTTCTTCGACTGTATCAGAATTTAAATTATAAACAGGATAACTAGAGGATGTTGTTTTATAAGGCACAATACCTTTATCTATTTCAGGAATTTTTTGCATTATTCCTTCTCTAGCTTCTTCTGCGTATTTTTTTAAAACATCTGATAATGCCATTTATTTATTCAGTTGCTCCCTCAGGTTGAGTATTTGGTGCAGTAAAGCCGCTTTCCCCTGGAGTCTGTGGAGTTCCGACTCCGATGTTGCCACCTCCAGACCCTTGTGTGTCTGTGACAGCTGCACCTGCAGGTACTCCTCCAGTATTTCCCATACCGCCTTGTTGCTGGTTAGGGCCTTGAGTTTGTTGATTTCCATTCATATCTCCCATCATTTTCATCATTAACTGAGCTTTCTCGGGGTCATTAACCACTTGCTCAGGGTCGATGTCTAAAGACTTTGCAATCTCTTTAATAATATTATTCCATTTAATAAATGGTGCTAAGAACTGATTAGATGAAACTTGCATAAAGGTCATTAGTCTTTGTGAGCGTACTTCTTTCTGCATTAAAGAAGATGTACCCATTGCATTAACATCTAAGTCACCTTGTATCTCAGGAATATTTTGATTAAATTGCATGTTCCAAAAGAATAAAGATTCACCTAAAGGTTTTAATAAGTAATCATCAACATTCTTAATAACTGTTTTAATGTTTAAAGCTGAAGCTCCCATTAACATCGACATACCTGAAGCTGTTCTTGTTGTTGACATCACTCCTGTTGTACCATGTGAATAGGAAGGAATACCTGTCGACTCATCAGCTAGTTGTCTAAACTTATCAAACATCTGTAAGTTTTCAGGTGCAGTATTTGGAAAACGTAATCCATGAATAGCTTGACCTGTTTGACCACTTTGTCTTCTAAATATTTTTCCAGGATAGACAGTCATATCTTGACCCGGTACTAACATCGTCTCATCTACATCAAAGACTAAGTTACCTGCTAATGCTAAGTTATCAATCGCCATTCTTGCATGACCATTCATAATTGTTTGTGCATCATCCATATTTTCAGGAACACCGACTCCAAAGAATTGATAAGGATTAATCTCATAAGGACAAACCATGAAAGGTACTCTTGCTGGTGTAAAAGGATTAAGGACTAAACGTAAGATATAACCATTTGATACCCATGCATTAATTTGTACTTCGTCTAATTCATCTTTAATACTATCAGGTAATTCAATTCCTGCTTCTTCGACTAGGTTTTTGTCCATGACACCCCAGTATTCTAGAATTTCAAATCTGTTTTTATTAAACTCTTCTTGATTTTCTCTATCATACAAAGCTGTTTCATAGCTTCGTGTTTCATAGTTAGGGCCACTAGATAATAAATCTTTAATGGCAGACTTTCTAAAAAAAGGTCTATTCATCAAATCTCTAACTTGAGAACGATTCATTACATGTCGTTGAATAACATAATCAGCATCATCAATTGTTACAGCATCAGGGTCAGGGTATAAATCCCAACAACTGACGGCTTCAACTCTTGGTACTAATCGTGTGTCAGGAGCATATTCTTTTTCTCCTTCTTCACCTGCTACCCATCGATGTTGAGCTTTTTCATAATTGAAAGGGCCTTTTAAAACACCCGTTCCTAATAAACACATTTCAAACAATACATGTCGCATGACAGATATTGCATGTGTTTCTTCTAATTGGTCATGGATAATCTTTTCCATGTTCTTTGCAGTTTCCGTGGCAGGTTCTATCTGCATCATGTTCTGCAAATCAGGTGCTGGGCCAGAGCCTATATTAGCATCACCATATTTTTCTTCTAAACCGTTTAAGATATCATTGGTTGTTGTACCGGGAGGTAAGTTTCTACCATCCCCTGCAAAACCATAAATATCATTTACTCTCTGATTTTCTTCTTCAGGGGCATTGTCAGGTTTAACGTGAGCATATTCTTTAATACCATAAGGTACACTTGTCGGATTAATTCCAATAGGAAATTTACCCTGTGAGAATAATACTTCGATTAATTGTCCATAGGCTGCTAATACTTTTGTCTTTGTTATCTTAACAAAAACTTTAGATTTCTCTGAGTCTCTAAAAGCCATATCAGAACCATAGATACCTCGATAGTTTCTATAGGAACGTAACCATCTCTTTTCATCATAGAGACGGGCTTGTTCTGATTCTTTTAGACGGCTTTCAATAACATAACCGATATTGTCAAAACTTTTATCTTTCTCTTCGGATAGAGCTTCCACATTATCAGTTTCAGAATATGAACCACTACCTATATTTTGTTGTGGCATCTATACCTCTTAGTAATCTTTCTCGTCAGCTAATTTAAATACTTTTGCGTCTACGCCAGATTTGGATTTACCTTTTGGGTAAGAAACATCAAATTGACCAGCATCGTATCCATCAGGAAGAGCCATGTCTTTTTTGATTACGTTCTTATCTGCAGTCTTAGGGGATTTAGCATCTTTGCCATAACCCATATTATCTTCAGGTAAGTCTCCCATCTTGTATGTTTTCATTATTGCCATTTTATTTTTCTCCTTTTAAGTTTTTCTGTATGTAAGGTAGTAACCAAGGGTTATCTACTAATACAGTCGTTAGTCCATTTGCAATAGTGTTGCAAATCTTTTCTTCATCTTTATCATCTAAATCTATTCCCCATTGATATACAATACCGTGTAATATTTCATGTATCAAAGTATTCGTATGAGATATATTATCTTCTGTTGATGATAAAGCGATGATTCTATCGGAAGCAAGAAATTGTCCATTAATTTCATTACATTTAGAAACGATAGAATCTAAATTTTTTATTGTATAATTCTGATATCCTATTTTAACTTCTCTAGCCATTAATATCCAAAAATTTTATCTGCAGGTTTAAAGTCTCTTGTTTGCCCTACACCAAAGTCTTGAAACTTTTTTGATACAGGATGAATAGGTCGACTCATACATCCATAACGTAGTGCGTCATAAGCGTGGTCTTCTGCATGAGTATCCACATCTTCAGGATTATTTTTATCGACAGGTAACATCGGTAATGTTCTAATTAAGTTAATACAATTATCAAAAATAAATAAAGATGGATATCCTGTCTCTTCATCGGGTCGTAATCTTTTATGTAATTCTAATTTACCTGCAACACGACTTCTTGGACTTCTATCCGAAGGTCTCCATCGACACCCTTCTTGAATCATTGTCTCTGCAATACTTGGTCCTATATCACCTCGTCTTGCCCATGTAGAACTATCCAATACACCGTATCGAATATGTTCACCTTGTTCTGCTTCTAAAACTTTCCTAGCAAAGATATCGGCTGTAATCTTTTGTGTATAGAGTTCTCGATAAATAAATAAATTATTATCAAAGTCTATTGCAAACCATAAACAACAAGCTGGTGAACTGTATCCCCAGTCAGCCGCTCTAAACCTTAACCAGTTTCTAGGTAGGTCAAAAGGTTTAACCACATGAAGCTGTTTATTAAACTCAGGAAAAGATGAATCTTCAAATGCTTCCCAATTACCTTCTAAGAATTGTTTTCTTTGAACTTCAGGTAATGATGCCAACATTGCGTAGTAATCATCTGTTTGCATCAAGTATGGATTATCTTGTAGCTTGGCAGGAATATATCTTCTTGTAATTTTTTTTATTCCTACAGGAGTTTTGATTTCTATTTCAAACTTTGTATTCGCAGGGGCAGGGTCAACAAACATTTCTTTTACCCACTGTGAGCCTACATTTCCTGGATTGCCTGTTGCTCTCATGTAAACAGGAATTTCAGGGTCGACACTTCGTAAAGAAGACCGAAGAAAATTATAAATATCTTCGGTTGGATACTGAGGTAATTCATCGATTCCAATCCAAGTGTATGATTGTCCTTGGTAACGTAATACATCAGTTAAGTTCTCTGCGTATCCAAACTCTATTCTTGCACCTGAAGGAAACTTCCATTCTTTTTCTTGCTCTCTCCACTTTGCACCAGGATAGGCTTTAGGATACAATTGTTGAGAGTGATTGATTAAGTCTCTTAGTTCTGGCATTGTTCTACGTATTAACAATGCTCGGTGTTTTTGTTTGTGACAATATCGTAGTGGGTCAACCAACATGGCGTAGGATTTACCACCACCTCTTGCTCCACCGTAAAAGACTTCTCTTTCACTTGATGCGAGAAACTCTGTTTGTGGGCCTTCATTTGGCTCAAAAATAACTTCTTTATCTTTTAATGCAGCTTTAATATTTGGAGAGGCTTCTTCAATTTTATCCTCTTCAATGATTTGCTTTTTACCATCAAAGACTTCGTCAATCTCTTTAAGTTTATTCTTGGTTGCCCAAAAATTCTTTTGTGCTTTTTCGAGTTCTTTTTTCTTTTCTCGAAGCATGTCTTGGGCAGACTTTCTTGCTTTCTTCTCTTTAATTGTAAGAGGAGCATAGACGCTAGTTCTTCTTCTTCTACCCGCATTTTTTGGTTTAGGTTCGTCTACCACCCTTTATGTATCACTCTTTTTAAAACTTCTCTTAAACCCATACCTGTAATTTTTCTACCTGTATGATGTGATAACCATTCTGCTGTTTCTCGATAAGTACAGTTATTATCTATAAAACTTTTTGCCTTTTGTATTAATTCCATATGTTCAGGTATTTGTATTAAAACATTCTCATCTTCTTCTGAGACCTTATACCCTAAGGGAATTACTCTACCTACTCTTTTTCGAGTAATAGGTTTATCTTCATCCATTGTCTTTTGGAGGTAAGATAAAGATTCCGTGTGCGACTTTTGCATTAATATCTACCTTTTCTCTTTTGGCTAATCCTACTCTATCTAAAATTTGTTTGGCCGCTTCCATTCGTATTGATGCTCCCGGTGTTGAACCATCTTCTTGTAAAGCATTAATCATTCCCATACTAGCTCTCGGTGCAAAGGCGGCTAATAAT